TATCTGACTATGGTTCTCGGTTCTCGGGCCTTGAGTATTTACCGTATGGTGATGAGGAGACGGTAGATTTGGTTGATGCGGGGATTATGGCTAGTTTGGATCGTGGTAAGCGGGGTGTGATGTCACAGGCTATGGGTTTGATGGCACCTTCTCGTGAGGCCCCTCCTGAATTATTGGACATTCAGCTTCGCCGTGGTACAAGTGTGGATCCGTTGCGTAATTTTCAGGGTGTTGGCAGCTTAGGAGGGGATTTATAATGAGTAGTCCAGCACAGATAGGGCAGATGCCACAGATAGGCCAGATGCAGACGCCTCTTCAACAAGGACAAGATCCAGTAGAGCCGGTTTATAACTACACTTATGGAGAGGCTTCTTCTAAAAACATGACGCAGGTTATGAAGTCTCCTGCCGAACAGGCTGCTATTGATGCAGCATTAGCAAAAGGACCACCTCAAGGTTATTTAGATAACATTGCGTCTGAAGAACTGAGACTATCGTCCTTGTTTGGTTCAGCTAGTGATAAAGGGGCATTAATTGGTTCACGCCCAGAGCCGGTTTATAACTACACCTATGATGATGCAGTTAGCCGTCAAATGCAGCGCGATGTAAAATCACCTGCCGAAGAAGCAGCAATTATGGCGGCTATAAATGCGGGTCCAAGTGCGGAATCTCAATTTGGTCCACAAAGACCGCAGTTGTTGCCTGATTTTCGCGGCTCTTTAATCGACAGTGCAAACTTAAAAGATGCAACGGGCATGCCTGACACTCGCGGCCCGAACGTCCCCGGCAACAGACCGCCTACCTCCGACGGACCTATTGATCCATTTGCTCGCCCTACTCCCGGGATGCTTGGTCCTACAACAGAGGTTAATCCGACTGCTGAACCTCCGACATCGCCACAGCCAGATGTGACGAAGCCTCCTATGCCTACGGGTGGTTTAGCGGGATTGACTCAGTTACCGATGTTTCAAGATTTTGCGACGAAGTTGGAGGCGGAGCATCCGGAGGCGAGTCAGTTATTCAGTCAGATGTTTATGGGGTCTTCTCAGCGCCCTATGCCGTACCAGAATCCGTTTATGGGAATGGGCATGGGTTCGTTTCATCCAATGATGGGAATGGGCATGGGCGGTTTTAATCCTATGATGGGCGGCTACAATCCTATGATGGGCGGCATGGGCATGGGTGGTTACAGTCCGTTTATGGGAATGAATCCTTTTATGGGCGGTGGTTTTAATCCTATGATGGGCATGGGCGGCGGTGGATTAGGTTCCTTTTATCCGCAGCCTTCGACCTATGGTCCGCCGCAATCGATGCCGTCGATGGGTGGTTATCCGACGCCTCCGCAGAGCAGTCCGTTTGGTGGTGCGATGCGCGGTTATTATGCTTAGAGTTGAAGGAGAACTCGAATGAAGAAGTTTCAGGGTGGTGGTGGAGTTCCTCGTCAGACGACGATTGGTGGTCAGCGTCATGATTTGGCGTATATAAATCCGTTTGAGGCGGATTTATTGCGGGCTTATGGTGGGAGTGGTGAGCCGGGTCCGGGCGGGATACCTGCGTATCGTGTTTATGATGGAAGTTACAATCCTAGTACGATTTCTCGGGATCGAACTCAAAGCACTGCTTCTATTTCTCAGCAACAACGTCAAGAAATGGACCGAGAGATTAACCGCCCTGCTTCTTCTTCCCGGTCGTCTTCTTCCCGGTCGTCTTCTGGTCAAGACAACAATCCGAATAGCCCTTCTCCTACGGAGTTGGCTAATCGGGCCTACGCGCAGGCTAATGCGGAACGAGCTCGACAACAGGTTCAAGCGGAGCAGGCTCGAGCGCGGGCGCAACAAGCGGCTCGTGCGGAGCAGGCTCGCATTGCTCAGGCGGAAGCTGCTGCGGAAGCTCGTAGGAAGCAGGCGGAACAAAGTAGGAGAGAGGCTGCTGCGTTGGCGGCTCGAAACGCGGCCCGTGCTGAAGAGGAGCGCAAGGAGGCTGCTCGCATTGCTCGTGTTCAACGTGAGGCTGCGGAGGCGCAACGCGCTCGTGAAGCTGCGGAGGCTGCTCGAAAAGCCAAGATCAAAAACATTGCTTTGTCGGCGGGCGCTGGTCCGGATCCATTTGATCGTCCTGTCCCGCTTGGTGATACGGACAGCGGAGGTGTTACGAGTGTTTATCAGGGTCCTCGGCCCCCGGTCCGTCCGACTGTGGGCGAGGCTGATGCGGAAGGTCCTGCGGAGGCCACTGGTATTTTAAGTGGTTTACCGAACATGTTGGACATGTTGAAGGGCGCTGCGGGCGATGTAACGATGGGTTATTACGCTGGGTTTGGGGATCCTGCTACTCAGCGGGCTAATTTGATTGCTGCGGGTTATTCGGAGGCAGAGGCTCAGGCGTATCTTGATCGGACTGCGGCGACGATAGCTCGTAACGAGGCTGCGGCTCAGGATGGAACGAGATCTGGTGGTGATAGTTCTCCTGCGCCGATTGATCCATGTCCGGAGGGTTATCGGATGGACACGGCGACGAATGCGTGTGTTCCTAGTGATGACGTTACGGATCCGGAGCCAGACCCTGTGACTCCGTTTCCGGGTATTACGCCACCGATTTCGACGGTTCCTACGGTTGTTGGGAGTCCGAATTATACTCAGATAGATTCTCCGTTTACGTTGCCTCCATTGACTCCGGGCGGAGCTCCGGGGATTTTGCCGATGCCTGATTTTGGTGTAGCTGCGGCGGATCGGGGTTTTATGCCCACAACGTATGGCGGGATGCCTACGGATGTAGATCCGTTTAGGTAATGAATTTACAGGCATTACCTGAAGAAGCGTTAAAGGAGATTTTAGCCTTAACTGAGGCTAAGAAGACCTTAGATTTGAGGGAAAAGGCGCATGATCAGTTCATGCCTTTTGCTCATCATGTGTATGAGAACTTCATTGAGGGTCGTCATCACCGGGTTATTGCGGAAAAGTTGGAGCAGGTAGCGAGGGGCGAGTTAAAGCGGTTAATTATTAATATGCCGCCTCGTCATTCGAAGTCTGAGTTTGCCAGTTATTTGATGCCTGCGTGGTTTTTGGGGCGGAATCCGAAGTTAAAGATCATTCAGGCTACGCACAACACTGAGTTGGCGGTACGATTTGGTCGTAAGGTTCGTGATTTGATTGATGATCCTGCGTATAAGTCTGTTTTTCCGGACACGAATTTGAAGGAAGACAACAAGGGCGCGGGTCGTTGGCAGACGGACCGTGGTGGCGAGTACTTTGCGGCGGGTGTTGGTGCTGCGGTAACGGGTCGTGGTGCGGATTTGTTTGTGATTGACGATCCGCATTCGGAGCAGGACGCTATGAGCGACAGTGCGTTCGACAATGCGTATGAGTGGTACACTTCTGGTCCTCGTCAGCGTCTTCAACCGGGTGGTGCGATCATAATTGTTATGACTCGGTGGGGAAAAAAGGACTTGACAGGTCGTTTGATTGCCGCGCAGGGCGGTGATGTGATGGCGGACAAGTGGGAGGTTGTGGAATTTCCTGCGATCATGCCTTCTGATCAGCCTTTATGGCCTGAATTCTGGGAAAAAGACGCATTATTGGGGATTAAGGCGTCACTTCCGGTAGGAAAGTGGAATGCGCAGTGGCAGCAGCAGCCTACGGCGTCGGAATCTGCGATTATCAAGCGTGAGTGGTGGAAGGATTGGGATAAGGAGAAGATTCCACGGCTGGATTACATTTTGCAGGCGTATGACACGGCGTTTTCGAAAAAAGAGACTGCGGATTACAGTGCGATTACGACTTGGGGGGTATTTAAGCCCGAGGAGGGTGGCCCTGATCACATTATTTTGTTGGATGCCCGTCGCGGGCGGTGGAATTTTCCGGAACTCAAGGAGATTGCCTATGAAGAGCACGAATACTGGGAGCCAGACATGGTGTTGGTCGAAGCGAAAGCGACGGGTACACCACTTATTGACGAGTTGCGGCTTCGTGGTATTCCGGCATTGGGCTTCTCACCGGGCAAAGGGAATGATAAGATAACGAGAATGCACATGGTTGCGCCTTTGTTTGAGGCTGAAATGGTTTGGGCACCGATGCACGAAAAGTTTGCTGATGAGGTCGTTGAGGAGGTAGTTTCATTTCCTAATGGCGATCATGATGACTTTTGTGATAGTATGACCTTGGCACTGATGCGTTTTCGTCAAGGCGGGTTTATTTCGTTGAGTGGCGAAGACGAGGATAGTTTAGAATGGAGGCCCCGTAAGCGGGAGTATTATTAATGGCTTTACCACCTAACATGGTTGTGCCGGGGTTGGACCTCGATGACACAGCGGGACTTCCAGACGTAGAGATTCCTATTGATGTACCGATGGAGTTTCCGGATGGTGCGGAGATTATTGAGGATGGCGAGGGCGGCGCGATTGTGCAGGCTATTCGTGATGGGGAGATGGAGATCCCTGACGAGGCGATACCTTTTGACGCTAATTTAGCGGAGATTTTGGACGATGGCACGTTGGGAGAGTTATCTTCGGAGTTGCGGGCTTCGTATAACGAGGATTTGGATTCTCGTGACGAGTGGGAAGAGACGTATGTTAAGGGTCTTGATCTGCTTGGTTTAAGGACTGAGGAGCGCACGACTCCGTTTGAGGGTGCGAGTGGTATTACGCATCCGATGATTAGCGAGAGTGTTACGCAGTTTCAGGCGCAGGCGTATAAGGAGTTATTGCCAGCGGGCGGTCCGGTTCGCACGAATGTTTTGGGATTGCAGAACGCGGAGCGAGAAGAGCAGGCCAATCGTGTAAAAGACTTCATGAACTATCAGATTACTGAGGTTATGGAAGAATATGATCCGGACATGGATCAGATGTTGTTTTATTTACCCTTGAGCGGTTCGACGTTTAAGAAGGTTTATTTTGATCAAACGCGGCAGCGGGCTGTTGCGAAGTTTATTCCTGCGCAGGATTTGGTTGTACCGTATTCTGCTTCTGATTTGGCGACATCGACGCGAGTTACGCATGTACTGCGAATGGACGAGAATGACGTTCGTAAGATGCAGGTTGCTCAGATTTACCGCGATGTAGATTTAAACACTTCTTCGGACACTGAAGAGGACCCTGTTAGGCAGAAGGTTAATGAGCTTGAGGGGATATCGAAGAACTACAGCGATGATGTTCTGACGATCTTGGAGATGCACGTTGAGTTGGATCTTGAGCGGTTTGAGGATTTAGATCCTGAGACTGGAGAACCTACGGGTATTCGTCTTCCTTATGTTGTGACTATTGATGAGTCTTCGGGGAAAATTTTAGCGATTCGTCGTAACTACGACATGGACGATCCGTTGAAGCGGAAGCGCCAGTACTTTGTGCATTACAAGTTTATGCCGGGTTTGGGCTTCTACGGCTTTGGTTTGGTGCACATGATTGGCGGTTTGGGCCGCGCTGCGACGAGCTTGTTGCGACAGTTGATAGATGCCGGGACGTTAGCCAACCTTCCTGCTGGATTTAAGGCCCGTGGAGTGCGTGTACGCAACGATGATGAGCCGTTACAGCCCGGAGAGTTTAGGGACATTGACGCGCCCGGTGGCAGCATCAGGGACGCTATTGTTCCGTTGCCGTACAAAGAGCCCTCTGCGACATTGGCTCAGTTGTTGGGTGGATTGGTTAACGACGGGCGTAGGTTTGTTGCTTTAGCTGATCAGCAGATGTCGGACATGAATCAGGAAACGCCAGTGGGGACTACGGTTGCCATGTTGGAGCGTGGCATGAAGGTTATGTCTGCGATTCATAAACGTATGCACTACGCCCAGCGAACGGAGTTCCGTTTGTTGGCGCGTATCTTTGCGGAAAACCTTCCTCCGATGTACCCCTACGAAGTAGCGGGTGCGCCACAACAGGTTAAGATGCAAGACTTTGATGCTAGGATCGACGTTCTCCCCGTTTCTGATCCGAACATTTTCTCTATGTCTCAGAGGGTGACGCTGGCTCAAACCCAACTTCAGCTAGCGCAATCTAACCCTCAGATGCACAACCTTCATGCGGCGTATAGAAGGATGTATCAAGCATTAGAGGTGCAGAATATTGACGAGATCTTGCCACCGCCTCCACCACCTCCGCAGCCACAAGACCCGGCGGTAGAGAATGGATTGTTAATTGGTGGGCAGGTTCCGCAGGCGTTTGCGCAGCAGGATCATGACGCGCATTTGGCGGCACATATTGCATTATTGGAGATACCGATGATGCAGAATGCGCCTCCTGTGTTGTCGGCATTGTTTACTCATGCGTTGCAGCACATTAGCTTCAAGGCTCGTGAACAGGTGGATAAAGAACTTCAGCAGATTAGTGTGCAGCCGCAGGAGCAGATGCAGCAGTTGCAGTTGATGGCGCAAGCGGGTGCGGTGGATCCTATGGTTGCTCAACAACAAATGGCTGCGTTACAGCAGCAGGGTCCTGCGCAGTTTACTCCAGAGCAGATTGAGTCTCGTGTGGCTCAGGTTGAGGAGGAGATGATTAAGGATCTGATGCCTAAACTTTCGTATTCTCCAGAGGGTGATCAAGAGGATCCTTTGGTCAAGATACGGATGCAGGAGCTTTCTATTAAGCAGATGGAGGCTCAACACAAGGCCGCGATGGATCAAGCGAATCTTGAACTTGAGGGGGCTCGACTGGAGCAACGTGCTGTTACGGATGCTGCGCGATTGGATTTACAGGAAGAGGTTGCGGACAATCGCAACGCTGTGAACCAAGAGCGGATCGATGTGCAGCGAGAAGCCATGTTACGGAGGACCTGATGCCTCTTAAAGAAGGCACATCAAAAGGTGTTATCAGCCAGAACATCAAGACAGAAATGGCTGCTGGAAAACCGCAAAATCAAGCGGTTGCTATTGCTTTAAGCAAAGCGGGTAAAAGTAAATATTCTTCTGGCGGTATGGTGAACAGGCGGTTTAGTCCGATAGCCCGACCACAGAGGTTTGTCGGAGAGTTCTAGTGTTGTGTGCGCTCACCGCTGTGCTGGTGGGAATGCATGGCGGCGATATGTACAAGGCGTGTGTGTATCGTTGTCCTAGAGACGTTTCGTATTTTTACTATCATTACCCGAGAGTAATACGGATACCGTATGATTTCCGGTGTCCTCCTGTAGCCAAGGTGGGTGAACGTGTATGATAGACCCCTTTACAGCGTTAGCAGCGGTTAAGTCTGCTGTTTCTGCGGGCAAAGAGCTCGTTAATGTCACTAAGCAAATCGGTGAGTTTTTCGATGGGGTGGATGATTTACGCGCTGCTCATGAGAAAAAGAAGAATAGTCTTTTTTCTGGTTCAGACGAAAACGCTATGGAGACGTTTGTAAACTTGCAAAGGGCCAAGGACGCCGAGGAGGAACTTAGGCAGATTGTGATAGCCACTAGGGGGTTTTCTGCTTGGGGCGAGCTTCAAGCTATAAGAGTTCAAGCGCGGAAGGACCGCAAGGCGAAGGCGGAAGCGGAAAGGAAGCGTAAGGCCAAGCTGGTTGAGCGTATAGTTATTTATGGCGGAGCGGTTATAATTGTTTCTATAATGCTGGGTATTACGATTGTGATAATTTTAGCCAAGCAGGGGCGCATCTGATGGCAGACGGGGTTTCAGGAGTAGGCTCTTCTCCTTTTAATGTGGGAAGCGACATACACGCCCAAACGCGGGCCCGTGAGCGCATAGAAACGCATCTTGTGGAGCAGAGGGTAGAAAAAGAACACCGGGCCAACCACAGCCATTTAGAGGCTCTTGTAAAGCAACGATTGGACTTACAGGAAAGTTATGATAGGTTTGG